GGTTAATGATGGCCTCATAGGCCCGCAATTCACCCACGGCGGCGGCAGTCAGCTTTTCGTCGGATACCGTGACGTCATTGATCAAATCCAGCATTGTATTGCGCTGGATCTCCCGGAGGTGGTCGATGAAGTCCTGGAATGCCTCGGTGGGCGCAAGGCGCACCAAGGCAACCTGGAGCAGTTCGACCCGTTCGCGGGCGGTGAGGAGATGACGTTTACGCGGAGGCATTGCGAGGTGAGGTGGTGGCCGGCATCGGTCCGGGCATCTGGGCGCCTAGGCGGCCAATGGTAGCATTCTGCTGCTGTTGCTCTTGGAACTGATACTGCTTGGCGCGGGCGTCGATGCGCTCGCGGAACGCCTGATCCTGAGCGTACCGCTGCTGCACGTCCGGCTGCTGCAGATACTGCTGAATGACCTGAAGGCCCAACTGCGGCGGGGTGCCAATGCGGATGTTCTTCGGGATGCCGGCAAAGATCTGCGCCAGATCCTGCTGCTCGTCGTTGACGACCTGCTGCTGGCCGCTCTTGACGGGGCGAATAATGCGCTCGGCGATGTTGGGATCGATGGAGGCGACAAACGCTTGGAAGAGCGCGGACCAATCGCAGACACCATCGCGGTCGAGCGATTGGGCGCCCTGAATGATCGCAGTCCACTTTTCGGCCATCGACTTGAAGTCGGTGCTCTGCACGTCCCACGACAGGTAGAAGTCGAACTCTTCGTTCACGTCTCCCTTGTCGAAGGTCATCACATCCGCATCCTTAACGCCCATAACGCGGAAGATGACCTGGTCCTTGCCGTACTGCTTGTAGAGTTTCCAGATCTGGCGGAAGCTCTTGGCGAGGCAGGTCAGGAACTTATTGATCTCCCATTGATTGTAGATGGGATCAACCGCCGGATCGCCCTTCTGAGCGGCAAAGCCGTTGTACTCCTTGAAAGACGACTCCAAGAGGGCCTCGGAGTTCTCCGTGTTCATATCCGGGATCGGCCGGTCGGCGTAGTGATACTCGTTCGGCCGGCGCTCGGAAATGAGTGCGCCCGGACCCCAGCGGCCCGGAGGACGGCCCTGCGGGTAGCAGATGGGCGGAAGGATGGCGAGAGACGCGGCGTCAATGCGGCTGTCCTTGTGCGCCTTGATCTGATCCTGCCAGGGCTTGCCCGGCTCCGGGACGCCACGGCTGTCGTGCAACTTGCGGCTCAGGTACTCGCGGCGATAGAGGACAAACGGATACTCGCCGTGGGCATAGCCGAGGAGACCGTGCTTGGCGAAACCAGGCTGCTTGTCATCCGGCGGCATATGCGGATGGAACACCGTGCAGTAGATGCCCGGCACGCCATCCTCGTCGGACAACCGCTGGTAGGCGTAGACAATGCCGATCTTGTCCGTGAACCGCTGCTGCGTGTAAACAAACGAGCGGCTGATGGGCTGCAGATACTCGGATGGGCTTAGAGTGAGCAGTCGGCCGCGCTGCGTCTCAATGGCCTTTTCCACCCAGTCCTTGTCCCAGCCATCATCGCGCACCAACTGCCGGAGCTGCTCGGCCGTAAAATACTCCACGCGGTAGATGCCGGGCACCCGCTCCAGATCGAGCGAGAACGAAGGCACAAATAGGTTTTCATCCAGGTTGAACGCCCGCAGCACGGGGTACGACCGCTCCGGCCCTTCGACGGGGACGGTGGTCTCGCCGGTCTTCCGCAGCTCCTTGAGCATCTTGGTAGCCTTGGACCGGCTGCAGCCATACTGCTCCTCAAAGATGGACTTCAAATCCTCCTCGGCGGCCTTGTCCTCGATGAGGGCCACAATGTCGATCTGCGGGAACTGGAGCTGCAGATCCTCAATGCGCACGCTGACCAGCACTTTCTCGCGGCGCTTCTCCCAGAACTGGCCCATCACCGCGAGGCCCTTTTCGTTCATATAGTTGGAGGCGATTTCCACCTCCCGATGAACCTCGGGGATCTGCGTCTGGATCAGCCAGCGCATAAACAGCGTAACGAGCTGCGAACGCGCCATATCGTTCGTACCCACCGGCACGGCGGACAGGTTGGCCCGCTGGAAGGCCATACACTCCATCGCCACCTTCTTGTTGATGATGTTATCAACGAGGAAGACGCGGAGATCGGACGCGCCGTCCCACGGGGTGGGGCTCGTCTTGCTCCCCTCGCGGGAGTGCTTCTTTCCGTCAGCAGACTGGCCGTTCCAGATGGCGTACCGGGTCTGGTAGTTCTGCTGGCATTGGTCGATGTAGGGCTGGTTGTCGCGGACGCAGTCCTCAAAAGCCTTGCACAGCAGGTTAAAATCAGGAGCGTTGTCACCCGCCGGGGCCAGTTGCAGGCCAGGATCGTTGGGCACGGAAGTCTGGATGGAGTCGATGGAACTCATTCTGCTACCGCGCTATTGCCAACTGGTCACTGACGCAAGTTAATAGCTCCACGTTCGGTTATCGGTATGCTGCATTGCCTGCGGGTCCATAAACTCGCAGTTGGCGACGAGCAGATACCGTAGGCAGTCAATCGGATCCTTGGTCGCCTCTTCCTTGCCGCCCTTGGCCGTATACTCACTCATCGAGTAAATCAGGTTTTGGCAGCGGTCGGCGATGTACAACCGGGGGCCGTTTAGGGCCGTGATGGGTTTGCTCTCATCGTAGGACAGTAGGCCATTAATGAGCTGCAGGCCGTTCTCAATCTCCACGCCAGGTGCGGGGATAAACGTCATTCCCACGTCGTCCAGCTCGGAGATGATGGTGGTTGCCCCTTCGGCCGATTGCCTTTCCGCCGCACCGAGGCGCGGGTCAATGAGCCTTTCTTGAATCGCTTCACCGTTCTCACATTGCTCGATAAGCTCGACGTAGTCACGGATGCCTTTCTTGGAGCCCTTTTGCGCGGGGCCGGGCTTACCTTCGGCTCCGCTGCCGGGGAGTGCCCAGTCATCGTAGTCGGGCCATTCTCGGTAGACCCACCAGGTGCCGGCGGCGTCGATGGCGACCCAGAGCATAAACCAATTTTTCGAGCCAGCCGGGTCCAGAGCCATATAGCGCGTGACCGGATAATTTGGATCGCGGACAAAAGGTAGTGCTTCATAGGGGATGACGTTAACCTCCTTGTTGAACCCTGGGAATACAGAAGTGATGGCCTTGGTAGGGATGCCGTAGGCCCGGGCCAACACCTCATCGCGGGGACGGCCCAGCAACTTCTTGGTAAAGTCAGACGTATCTAGGAAAGCGTTGTCCTCCGTCCAAAAGTAATAGATCGCCGTGTTCGGCCGGGACAGCGACTCCTGCATAATGGGCAATTCCTTGCCCACCAGCGGTGCGAACCGTTTCTTGATGGTCTTCGTCTTGCCCAGGATGTCCTGCACCAGCGGCGTCCAGCCAGTCAGGGTGGTAAACGTCAGCAGGATGCGTCCGTGAAAGTCGCTTGTCCGGTACTGGAGCGTCTCCCACATCTTCTGCGGGCACTCCTCGTCGCACCAGATCAGGTGGGCCTTGTAGCCCTCGGCGATCTGGGCGTCGTTGGCGTAGGCACGGTAATTACTGAATTTGATCGACCCACCGCGGACGGCGCCGGATAGCGGGGGCAGGATGCAGATGTTGTCGGTAAATCCGTTCTTCTGGCTGTACTGGACGGAGTGGTTTAGGCCCTTCTTGGTGGGCAGCCGGCGGATGCCGATGGGCAGGGCATCGTAGATCATCCGCTGCTGGTCCTCGATGCTCCGGTCTTCGTTGACGTGATAGGCCCGGACCTCGGCAGAGGGGATGCTGCCGCAAGCCCACACGCATAACCGGCTGGCAAAAATCGATTTCGACGAGCGGTTGCCACCTAAGATGATGTGGTTCTGGTACTTGCCCCAGTTTGCCATGACTTCCTGCCACATTGGCAGGGTCCAGCCGGCACCCACGGGGTTATCCAACGCCTGTTTGTTTCGCTCCTCCCGGAAAGCGAGGTATTCGATCAGCTTGTCCTGCGGCCAGGCGGCCAAGTCGTCCCGCTCCGGGATCGGCACCCACGGGATGCCAAAAGTAGGCGTGAAATCATCCGCAAAGTGTACGTCACCGAGTGGCATTGCGTTTTTTAAGGTTTACGGCGTAAGACTGACGGGCGGAAAGGAGTTGTTCCCACGGGATAATGCCTTGGCCGTCCACGTTTAGGCCGGCGGGCTCGGCGATGATGGACAAACGGGCGTATTCCCGCGCTCCTTCGATGTCAGGCTCGATGAGCCACTCATCTACGCAACGTTTCGTTACCATAAAATCGCCCAAGCGGGGCTCCAACCCGCATCTTCGCTCAATCCCCAAGGGGTATCCGTCCCCGCCGGTGGGCGGGGCCTTGGTAGAACGCCCGGAATCCGGGCCAGCGAAATGCTGTGCTTTGCACCATTGGGCATTTCCGTTGATATATTTGGCGGCTGCTCAGGCAAGTGGCTAAAGCCAGCCCTAAACCTTATAAGATGCGCTAATATCCATAGAAATGCCTGACTTTGACGTTTCCGGCACTGCGTCCGTGGACCACCGTGCGGTTTCCTCTATGAAACGCATCCTCATTGCCACGCCGCTGAAGGGCGACATTCCCCGCAGCTACTTCAAGACCAGCCTGCAACTGGCCGCCGCCAAGATTCCGGACGTCAAACTGGACTGGTGCCTCTTGGAGGGGCCGGCGGTGCAGCAGGCGCGGAACGAACTCGTGGCCTACGCTTTTGAGCACAAGTTCGACGAGCTGGTCTGGTGGGACAAGGACGTGCTGGCCGAGCAACACGGCGAGGATGTAACCGCTGGGGCGCTCTTGCGGCTGCTCAAGCACGACGTCGACATCGTTTGCGCTATCTACGCCACCCGCTCGCTCAAGACGCACTGGCATATGCACCTGATTCCCGGTGAGCACGCCAACGAGGAGGGGCTGCAAAAGGTGTCCCGGTCGGCCCTAGGCTTTTCCAAGATGAAGATGAGCGTGTTTAAGCGCATCGCGGAGCTGAACTCCTGGCGCCGGGGGATCTTGGTGGACCCCAATCACCCGCCGCATCCGCTGCACGAGTTCTTCCCGATGGGGCTGCAGGGGCCGAACACGCCGGAACGCCGGCTGGAAACTATCCGTGAGACACTCGGTGAGCCGGCCAAGAACAATGACATTATGGTCGAGCGCATCAAGCGACTGGTGGACCTCAAGTACGACGAGCCCAACGTGTTCGTCTCGGAGGATTACTGGTTCTGCGACCTCGTGCAAAAGGCCGGCATCGACATCCACGTCGATACGAAGCTCATTATGGCCCACTCGGGCAAGGTGGCCCTGCCCATCGAGACCCCGCAGCTTCTAGAAATGCTGTCTGAGCCGTGGCGCAAGGACGAGATCAAAGCCATCAAGGCTGAGATGCTGGCGCAGAAGGGAACTGCTCCGGCTTAATGAGTCCCATCATCGGCACCCCCACCCGCTACGAGATCAAGGAGACGGAGCGTAAAATCCGGGACAAGCTGGCCTCCACCTATGGCCGGCGGTCTCGGGCCGAGGCGGGGCACCTAAGAGTCAGGGTGCAGCAGCTCTACAAAAACGGGATGACTCAGCAGCGGATCTCGGACCTCCTCGGCATCAAGCGGGATCTGGTCCACTACTACCTGAGCCGGTCCAAGGCTTAGGCTGCGTCATCCCCCTTCAGTGCATCCGCCATCATCTGCTGGCGGGAGGGCTTGGGCTCAGGTGGCGGGACCACCTCGGCTTCCACGGGAGCAGGCTGTGTCACCTCTGCGGTGGCGAACTTTCCCGTCAGCTTGGCAAGGATCTCCTCCTTGCTCATACCCCCGTAGTTGTTGACCTGGATGTTGACGTTGGCGTTGCCCACTGCCGCCGCCCCTGCCATCCGCTGACGCTTGTCCATCGCCACGGACAGGTTGAACCCCAGGTTGTTGAGCGGGGTCTCATCCACGGTATCCAGCATCCGGTCCAGGATTTTGTCGGCCAAGCAGTCGAGCTTGCCCATCAGCCGCTGGTTGAACTCCTCGACGCTCATCCCGACCACCCGCTGCAGCATCAGCCGGTCATCCCGGCTCACCTCCTTCAGCAGGCCGTGCTTCGCCAGCCCGATCCCCTTGGTCTCAATCGTCGCCTGAGCGACTGCATTTATCAGCTTCTGCGGCTGGTAGCTCTTCTTGGGACTGTGCGGATTCTTCTTTAGGCTCATCGGCTGTAGGCGGCGTAAGCTGCATTCCTGGCTTGCTCCATAAAGTCCGTCGCCGACGGGTTGTAGTCCGGCTCCGCCGCCGGTGCCGGTTCCTCAGCTGCAGCCACGGGAGCAGCAGCTACAGGCTCAATGACGGGCTCGGGCTCCTCCGGCCGGACCTCCACGGGCCGGTCCACAAACTCATACTCCGCATCCCGTCCATCCTGACTCACCCACGTCCTTCTCACCATCCTCTTCTCCGCATATTGCAGCACCCGCCCCCCAATCTCCGCCTTCGCCCACTTCTTCTCCCCCACCTGCACCTCCACATACCACTTGTTCCGGCACCGAATCC